TGATATCATCTTCAAGTATTATGAAATTGTTGAAAAGGGGAATGAAAATGATGCCCTGCATAGCGTGAAGGAGAACAGCATATTGAAATTCTTTGTGCAAGCATCAGCCTCCAATACTATGCCTGAACATGCGTCTTCAATTCCAGAAGGCGACCGTGCTGGATTGTTGGATAGGTATTTGCAATACACGGATGAAAATTACATGAAGCCCAATCCTATTGAGGATTCTAATAGGTGTTCTTGTTGCGACTCAGAAAACAGAACGCCATTAGTTAATGACGGGTTCATGTATTGCAATGATTGCCATAGCATAGAAACTCTTTTGGTGGATCATGAGAAACCCTCCTATAAGGATCCACCGAAAGAGATATCGTATTTTGCCTTGATTGTAGGGCAAAAAAGTCGCAGGTTCAAACCCTTAACGCGGCTAGTGGTTATGATTGTAAATATAATTGTAACAATCGAACTGCAACATCCCTTGATGCTGGAAAACTCGTCAAGCCTTCAACACCAAGGTGGTTGTGAAAGCAATCACTGGCAGAGAGCAAACTCTGGTATGGTAATAGCTTGAAGGATTGAGCAACCAGCAGTTCAACCTCCTAAAGACGAATGTCTATGGAGGGGATTCAGAGACTGAACGGGGATGGGTCTGTAAAGACTTAAGATACAGTCCATCGAACACTATAATCAGTGTTATACAAGAGACAAGAGGATAAATCATCTGAACGAGTCGAATTCTGCCTTGATAGACACATACTATTTGCTTATATATATTTACATTGTTTGCATACAAGCGACAATCTGCTTAAAGGCGTAGTTTCTATAATGCATATACCATGGTATTTGGTGTAATTTACGTGCTCACCAACATAGTCAACGGTAAACAATACATTGGACAGGCACAGAACACAGTGTCATTAAACAAGACAAAATGGGGAGCACAAGGAAGATGGAAGTCGCATATTAGAGAAGCACTGCGATCACAAAAAGATCATTGTGTCCTTTTAAACAATGCTATTCGTAAGCATGGTGCGAACAATTTCAATGTGGATGTAATATGCGAATGCACAAAGGAAGAAATAGATGACATGGAAGAGAGGTATATATTGGAATACAAGACACTGCTTCCTAATGGGTACAACATGGTTTTAAAAAGGAAACATCCGTCCAAAAGAGAGGAAACAGTGCCCCGCAAAATGGAACGACTTCTTGCGGACATCCAGAAAAAGTACCTGCTCTTAGAAAGTAGGAGTGTTGAAGATAGCCATCTTCCCCTTTTCATTTGCACTAAGCAATCCATGCAAGGGAGAAAATCATTCATGATAAACAAATTCCCAACAAGCACGGATCTAACGTCATGGTTTTCAAAAGAGTATCAAACACTTGAATCTGCGGTAAAAGATCTTGAATGCCTAAAAGTAAAGCATAAAGATGTATGGGACATGATTGTTGCATACAAATACAAGGATGCCTCGATAAAGATAACAAATAAATTGGTTGCCAACCTCCCTGAACATATCTTTCCTATTGTGAGAGACAACAAACTTGCAGGATACTATGTTGAGGGAGTATGTGACATCAATGGAAATGCTATCCCAAGAAAAGATTTTACCGAGAATACAAACCGTTGGAACCTTGACAAAGCAAAACGTTACATAATGCAGATTGAACTGATCAAGAAGTCTAATACACAAGTGAACTTTGCATCCCTTGAAACTCTATCAAGACGCTCTAAAAAACAGGTCGACGGGTTCTACTTACCGAAATACATGGGAGCGACTCATGATAAAGACGGAAACCATATTGGGTTTCAAGTACAAGGTATAAAGAACAAGACCTTAGGAACCCTATCGTGCAAACGTTTCATTAGATTGAATCGCACCCTCCAACAGAATTATGAAAACGCCTTAACATACTTAGAAGAGAAAAAGCAAATATACATGTGTCAATCCAGCTCGTAATAGCAGACTTGAAAAGAGTGTCTGCTAGTCCATGTGTTTATTACATGGGCAACACTTCCAAATTGCGGAGAACTCCATGCACTATAGACTACCACCCTACCTGCCAAGAGCCCGTAGGGGAACTCGGGTAATGACCGAAACCAATGGTAAAAACGTCTAATAGTTGGACAACCCGCAGCAAGGGGGAATTATACTCCTTGTACAGAGACTAGATGTTAGTGGGTTGGTCTATGTGACCAATTTAATGTATAGTCCGTCTCCTCAGGTAACTAAGGAGGACAAACGGGATAAGTCAAATCCAGGGCAAAGAGTCAACGGAAATTCCAGAGAGTGTCTATGACATGATTCTCATGGAAATCAAAAAGCAGAGAATAACAAATATGGCACAAATCACGCCAGAAAAAATAAAAGAAATTCTGAAACGCCTGAAGGCAAACAAGTACTATGAACACATTAATCACATAATACATAAACTAACAGGCAATCCTGTTCCGAATTTCCCACCAGAGGTGGAAGAGAAATTGAGACAGATGTTCAAAATGATTCAAATACCCTTTTTCAATCACGCTCCAAGATCTCGTAAGAACTTCTTGTCGTATTCGTACACAATTCATAAGTGTCTCCAATTACTTGAATTGGATGAATACCTACCTTACTTCCCATTACTCAAATCTCGGGAGAAGTTGTGGGCACAAGACCTTGTTTGGAAGGCCATTACTGGCGATTTAGGTTGGAGTTTTTATCCTTCCTTGTAGGTTGTCTTTTTTCCACAATACTATGCCATGTTGTAAAGCAAATTACAAGAAAGCAAAAAACGGAAAAGGAATTGGTACCGATGTTTTCGAGTATATAAGGAAATACATAACCCAAAACAATGACATAAAGGTTGTTGATTGAGATTACAACATAATGTCTGCATCACCAAGCAATCCTGACACCTCACACATCAAGCAGTTTGTGAACCTTGTAGAAATTTTCAAGAGACTGGGAAGCAGAAGGTCTCCATTTCAACATCTCTTACTGAAAGAGATTGACACTCTTCTGGATTACGACTTTTGAGAAAACAACGATTTGATATGCGAATCATTATTCCAATGTATTTGGGGTCTTGTCTTCAAATACCATTCAATAGTTTTTTCAATTCCAGTCTTGAAATCAGTTTGGCATTCCCATCCCAATGCTTTCAATTTCTGATCACATATGTAATACCTTTTATCATTGAATTTTCTATCTTCAACATATTTTACCAACTCAGTTTTATTGCCATCACCTAAAATGTCAATTAGGTAATGTGCGAGGTCAATCATAGATATCTCTTCTGACACGCCAATGTTGTATACTTCTCCAATTTGTCCTTTCAACACAATTGTTTCAACAGCACGGACAACATCGTCCACATACACAAATGCCCTTCGTGCTTGCCCATCTCCAGTGACGGTGCATGGTTGTCCATTACACAATTGATAGATAAACTTCGGTATTACTTTCTCGGGGTATTGACGAGGACCATAAACATTGTTACCCCTTGTTATTACTATTGGCAATTTAAATGAGTAGAAATAAGACATCACAAGCATCTCTGCTGCTTCTTTGGTTGCAGCGTAGGGGTTTGTCGGGCACAGCAATGACTTTTCCGTTTTCCTCTCTGTGTCATTAAAGTCAGACTCTCCATAAACCTCATCGGTGCTTATATGAACAAACCGCTCTATTTTCCCATACTCCTTACAACATTCAATAAGCACATGTGTGCCATAAACATTGTCATAAGTATACGCTAGGGAATCAGTAAAACTGTTGTCAACATGAGATTGGGCCGCAAAATGAACAACAGTATCTATGCAATATGTTGTCAAAAGGCACATTATGAAGTCTCTATCTTGAAGCCTTCCATGTTCAAAAATATAGTTTTTACTCGTCACGGTCTTATTATCCATATTGTTAGTAGAGGCACAGTAATATAATGCATCCAAGTTTACAAACCACACATCACGGTACTTGTTAACCATATAGTTGATGAAGTTGGAACCAATGAAGCCACAACCTCCAGTAACTAGAACGTTTTTCATGTTATTTGCTTGATACTATTGCATTCTAGTTGCATTTACTTTTGCAGATTACAACGCACACACCACGCTTTCCATGCGTGCCACGCTTTGCTCTTATTGTAGCATGATGTACAAAGTTCATTGTGCCAATTCTTAAGAGCACATTGTAGATTGCAACACTTGCACATAACTGTGTTGCTGAGCAACTTGTGCAAAAATTCAACTTCATCCCAACCACTTACTGTGCTGGCATTTGTAATAGTTTTTTCACAAATGGATATGTCGCTTGCACTATGCACATTCATTCCCAGCCATTCACAAATGTCTGCAGATTTTTGGGCATCACGAGAGAGCCATGAAAATACCACAGAGTCATCTCCTTCCTTTGTAATTCCCACATTCCCAAAAGGACACTCCATAGTCCCTATAACCCGTAGTGCATCGTTGAAATACACCGCAGCACGCAAATCTCCCAAAATAACGCTTATGTCGCTACAACCCTTGGGTTGGACAGCAATTGTCCTGCAACCGTGTATATAGGGAATGTCACAATCCTTACAAATCCATCCTGAGCACTCCGAACATACAACAATATGCCTAACATGAAATTTCTGTTCACAAAACTTGCATTGTCTTGGCATATTCAAGTCTTCGCGTTCACATATAGGGCAATATGCACAACAATCATCGTACCAACATGTTTTGCACAAAGACACTTTGCACAAAGAACAAGTCGTGTCCATAATCTCATCCTCTGAATAACAAATAACACATTGCATGATATAAATCTTGCTATTGTTGGTTGAGATTTGTATTGGCGGATTTAGATGCAGTTCTGGCAGCCCTCGGAGGAGGTGGTGGGGGTGGCGGCCAATATTGGTATGGCATTGGAGCGTATTGTGGGGCAGGAACATATTGTGCCATAGCCACACGAGGTGGAGGCGGTGGTGGTGGAGGCAAAGGGTACTGCCCTTCAATTGCTCCACCTGCCGCTGCCATTTGACGCTGTCTCTGCCTCTCGGCCTTCTGCTCCGCTTGTTTCAACTTGTATGGTCTTGTGTTCTTTGGCTTGTTAGGATTCTTCGGCTTTTCCTCCTTTTTCTTCTCTGGCTTTGGTCTCTTATAATCTGGAATATACAACTTGAACTTCACCCTATACCCTTGAATCTCAATCATCGGCTTGGTGATGTTAGGGTACTTAGTGTGACTTTCCCACCATGTGATAATGTCCAACACAGGAACATCTGCCAATTCTGGCACCCATTTCTTGACATACTCGCACCAAGGATCGTGTGTCCCTTGTTGCCTATATGGATTGAATAAGCGGCGGTAGCCAAGACACCAACACCACCCTTGGCTGTTGTTG